AGCGGAAATCCGCCTCCACCTTTCGGATGTGTCCCTAACTAGGGACGTTCGAATGTGTAGATTGACTTACGTACGTAACTGTCTGCACCAGGGAGCGGCCATAACGGCCGGCCCGACTTTGTAAAGTCGAGCTCAGACGGCTCCTCCGCACTGCGTTGGTAAACGCAGTAAAGAGGAGTTATCCAGTCACCCGGGAAAAGCGAAGGTTCACACCTTGCCGATGTGCAGAAAGTATCGAACGAGACCCCGCCGTAACCCTTTTTAAGGAGTCGTGGCGAAATCCGAGGCGTCCAGGAGTGACCGATCAAATGGCCATCTCCATAGCCGTCCGGCCCGAAGAGCCTAATAGGTTCTGGGATTTTCTCCAGAACTTTCTTAGCTCGCTCGGGTTCTCTGTTGCGCATGTAAAAATTGTGCAACGAGAAGAGGGTCTGGCCACTTACCAGGTGCTTTTGGTAGTAAGGCCTGATGTCAATACCCTTTAAGTAGTCGCCTCCGCATGATTCGCGAAACGGCCCGTCCCAAAATGACTTTTCCATGTTCACGGAAAAGCCACACAAGGAGAGCAGTTCAGCGATATCAGCGTAATGCTCCGTTTTGCACACGATATCATCACCATACACAGTTGTGCTGGTGTCAATGGTCGTGCACAAGGCCCAGAAGATCAGACTCTCGAGAGGGAACGTGTAACTATTCCCCATCGAAGAGAACTTCTCGAGGGTAACCGGAACATCACCGTAAACAACCACCCCCGTCCGGGTCGACGATAATATGTCGAACCATTCAGGAGGGAGCAAGAACCGGACAAGTTCTATGCTGACGGTGTCAGAGGCACTACTGAGATCGATGGTAGCAACAGACCCATCGATGGAACCAACGCGCGCTCGGTCTTTGTTGATAGACTGATCGCGGAGATTGATTCCAGCGCGATACAACCGTCTCTCCATCCACTGCAGCAGGCCTTGCTGGATAAATACGTTCAGCACAGGCTCTACTACGATGGAGCGGAGTGACTTCGCGCTCTTGGGCACGAACTGTAAGCGCCCCGTGTCAACTTCAACGGGAACGCTCCCGCACAACCAGCCCTCGTCGCAGATGTACCACGACATAAAGGCTGCTGTCCAGTGCGGTAACTCTCTGAACACGCTTGGTAGGTGTCCCGAGTGGAACAGTTCAGCACTACACGACATACCAGTAGCAAACTTTCTTTGCCAGCTGGCATTGGACTTTTTCGTCCGTACCGTAGCACCAGGTCCGTGACGCATTTGCAAGTCCGCCCATGAAGGCGGCGACCCCAGAACGCGGGCTATTTTCTGACGAGCGAGGAACATCCTCACCACGTCACGTGGTCGAAATGAAATCGAGCCACGAGTCCACATTCGGAAGAGGTCGTTTGTTTGCTTGCACGCGCGTTCGGATTCCAGAAACTTTGACCACGCTTCCGTCTTAAGGTCACGACCGAGAGGAAGTTCCCCCAGCTTCTGAAAGAAGCCGAGAGCCTGCCTCAAGTTCAATGCCTCATTGACGGAGATGCGGTCGTAGTCAATCTGGAAGTCCACCAGCTCACTCCACTTGCTTTCGCGGAGTAGAGTGAGTACAGAATGGCCGTAAACTGGGCATTCTGAGAGGTGGTCACTGGCTAGCTCGCGAAGTAATGCGAGACTATCGTCCAGCCCCCAACTGCTAATCCACGAACATGGAGCAGCAGCGTCAGCCTGCTTTGGCTCTGGGGCGCTCATCAGAAAATTCTCTGAAGATCGCCCTGACCGAGTACGACACCAGCTTCGTCTTTCAGAAACTGGGCGTCGTTAGCGCTTGTCACTGAAGGTCGACTAGACCCTCCAGTAATTGGCGCACCATCTCGGTATTCCCTGATAAAGCGGAATACGATACGCACGCGACTAGTAGGATAATCATTCCTCCTTTCATCGCGCCGCGGCTCGTTCCCTTCAACAGGGATGCCAAAGTCTTCCAGAACGAGCGTGCCCCAAAAATCGAGGCAACTCGTGTCAAGACGGCCGAGAAGTTCACAGACATGGAAGTACTCCTTTATTTTCTTAATGGTTCGAACATCGTTAGGACTACGATACTTCGGAGAGGGTATCATGAAGATCGTTTTTACGGTCTCCTCGATCTGCTCTCGGTAAGCTTCGCTGTCCTCGGCGCCGACCACGAAGACATGGGGCGGTACCTCTGTGCTGTACATTTCAAAAACTGTCGTTGACATAATATTCCCCTAAATGGGTGCCTCTCCAGCAAGGTGAGGCATGGAAGAAACAGGAATCAGCGGTTCAACCTCGGTGTTAAGAGGCGGAAACCAGCTGGTCTACAACCTCAGGTGCGAAGCCAGTGGTCACTGGGGCGACGCTCGTCGTCACATTGCCCCCGATGTTAAGGGCAAGTTGACGGACGAGACGCCGCTCA